GCTGGAGCCTTGTCTGCTGGAGCCTTGTCTGCTGGAGCCTTGTCTGCTGGAGCCTTGTCTGCTGGAGCCTTGTCTGCTGGAGCCTTGTCTGCTGGAGCCTTGTCTGCTGGAGCCTTGTCTGCTGGAGCCTTGTTTGCTGGAGCCTTGTTTGCTGGAGCCTTGTTTGCTGGAGCCTTGTTAACTGCCCGATTTATATTCTCGCCATTCCATCCCTGCCACGTCGCCGCTTTTTTCAGGCGGTCAGGATTCAAGTCAGCGGGTAGAATCCTTTCCTTGAAGCATAACTTCAGAGTGCTCATGAGCGCGTCAGGATTATGATATTGCGACGCAATTACAGCGATTCTCATAGCCTTTTTGATGCTATCCCATGGCCTATGGGAATTGCGCTGCAGCAGCGCCACTAGGCGTTCTTTGGTGCCCCGTTGACGTGCGCCAACTGCCTTAATTTCAGCGTTAAGCGCCTCAATGCGCTTGGCGTTATGTGCAAACGACTGTACCTCACTGACAATATCTATTGCATCGCGGGCAAAATCCAAGTCTGCCCCCGCGTCGATCATTTGCAATATAAGCCTGTACCGGCCTACTTCAATAGACGTGGTACGCGCCACGTCGCCATTATCGAACGCGGTCAGAGCCTCTCTCATTTGCTCAACGCTCGGCAGACCATTGTTGTTGTTGTTGGTGTTGGTGTTGGTGTTGGTGTTGGTGTTGGTGTTCATCTTGCTTCTCTCCGATTTCAGTTAACGCGGCAGGATTGCCGCGCCGTCAATTATACAGCTTCCGTCAACTTGTACAACAAAATTTAACCATGAACAAACAAGCAAAACTTATACGGTATAAGTTTTGGTCTGTACAGGGAAGGTATATTATAAGGTATATTATAACACAAAATGCTAACAAAATCAAGGACTTACGATAAATGAGAATGAATCGCAAATGAGAATCAATCGCAAATGATAACGAGAATGAATCGCAAATGAGAATCAATCGCATTTAGTCTGGCAGGGGGCTGACTTGCTTGATTTTGACCCCACCCCACCCCGCACCCCCCGCGCAGCGATGGGACTCCGTACGTAAATATAGACTATATTCTTGACAGTTACAGACCAAAATTTTTTATAAATCCCCCAAAATCCCCCGCCGCACCTAGTTACACCTAGTTACATTTAGCTTCTCCCCCGCCGCACCTAGTTACACCTAGTTACATTTAGCTTCTCCCCCGTCACACCTAATTGCTACCCCACCAGCCCAATCCCCAAAACACCCCCCACTGCTTAAAAAACAGCCCCAAAAAATTTTTCATATAAAAAATTTACAACCCTATTGACATTGGACTTTACCCGCGCTACTCTCCGATTTCTGGTTTTATACCTGCTTATGCTATGGATGACCTAGCCGATACTCTGTACGATTTTCCTGTTATTCTCCCTGTAGAGGGGATGCCTGACCCTGCATTGTTCCTTGAGGACGAGACTCGCCCGCTTAAAAGGGCGGAGAGTGCATGGATAAAGACGGCTATAGAGGAGATAAAGGCGTCACCAGAAAAGCAGGAAGTAATAATTCACTCCGCCCCCAGTGCCCCTGCACTGAAGTCTCTTCAAAACGCCCTGCAAAGATACGAAGGCGCAATGCCTGTCACAAAGGAGCAGTGGCAGAACTTTGTGATGAAGAAATACTTCGAGCAGGCAAACGACATAGACCCAAAAGTATCAAAGCCCGCCCTAGATGCACTAGCAAAGACCTCAATGGTTGGACTGCATAGCGATGTGCAGGAAATAAATATCAACAACCGCACAACACTCGAAATAGAAGCCGAGCTATTACAGACTATCCAGAAGCTAACAAACAAGGCTGAGGAGAAAGTGATAGAAGGAGAGTGGGAAGATGAGTGATGCGGAGAATGGCGAAGCAGGCGAGGAGAATAGCAAAGCAACCGGGGAGATAACCCCAGAGGTGCTTCAAAAGGCGCTACTACGCGCTAGCCCAGCGGATAGGATCAAGATAGAGAAGCTCGTAGGTGAGCTTACTAGAAGGAAAAAGAGAGAGGATGCACAGGAGGATTTTCTATCTTTCGTGCGATCTCAGTGGCCTGACTTCATATCCGGTGCTCATCACCGTAGAATCGCTAAGTTGTTCGAGGCAGTAGCTAAGGGGGAAAAGCGCCGAATCATTATCAACCTAGCGCCACGGCATACAAAATCAGAGTTTGCGTCGTTTCTGTTCCCTGCATGGTTCTTGGGCAAATATCCAAAGAAGAAGATAATGCAGATCAGCAACACGGCTGAGCTGGCGGAAGGCTTTGGTAGAAAGGTGCGAAACCTGCTGGAAACAGAGGAATATAGAGAGATTTTCCCCGATGTCGAACTCAGATCAGACTCAAAAGCGGCAGGACGATGGAATACCAACTACGGTGGCGACTACTATGCTACAGGCGTCGGGGCTGCTCTTGCTGGTCGCGGTGCTGACGTTGTGGTTATTGACGACCCACATACAGAAAATGAAGCACTCCAAGCGCAATTTAACCCCGGAATATACGATAAGGTATATGAGTGGTTCACTACAGGCCCACGGCAGCGACTCCAACCGGGCGGGGCGATAATCGTTGTTCAGACTCGATGGAGTCTCCGCGATCTTACAGGGCAGATTCTTGAAACAGCTAGCCAGCGAGAGGGTGCGGATCAGTGGGAGGTGTTTGAGTTTCCCGCCATCCTGCCGTCTGGCAACCCCCTATGGCCTGAGTATTGGTCAAAAGAGATGCTGGAGGCCATCCGTGCAGAACTCCCGACAGGTAAATGGCAGGCACAGTACCAACAAGACCCAACAAGTGACGAAAACGCTATAATAAAGAGGTCAGATTGGCAGATGTGGGATAGGAAAGACCCTCCTATTCTGACGTATATTATTATGGCTATGGACACCGCGTTTGAAGCTAAAAAGAGTGCTGACTACAGTGCTGCGGTGTTTTTCGGGATATGGGAGAACCCTGAAGATGACAACCAGCCGAATGTCATTTTGCTGAATGCTTGGAGAGACAAGCTGGAGTTTCCTGAACTGAAGGCCGAAACGCTCGACATGTACAAGGAGTGGGAGCCTGATAGTGTTATTATTGAGAAGAAGGCCAGCGGTGCTCCGCTGATAGCCGAGCTGCGTAGAATGGGAATCCCCGTGCAGGAGTACACACCCTCTAGGGGTAATGACAAGATAACAAGACTTAACGCAATCTCAGATATTTTTGCATCAGGTAAAGTATGGGCACCGAACAAGCGCTGGGCAGACGAGCTGATAGATGAAGTCGCATCATTCCCGTCCGGTCGTTATGATGACTTTGTGGATTGCGTTTCTCTTGCTCTGTCTAGGTTTCGTGCTGGCGGATTCGTTGGAACGCAGCATGATAAGAATGACCACGAAGATGACTGGATGTACAAAGGCAAACGAGCAGCCTACTACTAAAGCAAAAACCCACAAAACCCACAAGAAAACAAACGATGAGTAAACACAAAATGACACTAGAAGAGTTTCAAGCGATCTTCAAAGAAAGAGATGAAGCGAAGTCATCGAATGAGGTGCACGCGCAGGTAGTGCGAAATGCTACCGCGAAGAACCTACGCGACCTAGAAAAGCTGTACGGCCCACCGCAAGTACCACCAAAGCAAAAAATTCAAGAACAAAAAGACCTCGCTCGGCAGGTAGGCGGCGACCACTACAAAACCAAATCCATTCAGCCGTGGGATGTGATAGATACGCTGCCTCATGCCGAAGCTATCGGATTTTACAGGGGAAATGCTATAAAATACCTCATGCGAGCAGGAGCTAAGACGGATAATCCAGCCCGACAGGATTACGAGAAGGCACTGCATTACATCGAGAAACTGCTAGAAACCCTACGATAAGGAACCTAAATGGCAACACCCTCCAGCATAGATAAAGCGCTACAGCCTCAGTCTCCGTTCGATACATACGATGAGGAACAACCCATTGAGGTTGTCTTTGGCCCTGAAGATGGCGAGACAATAGAAGAAATCGACGTAGAGATTGAGAAGGAGCCTAGCTTCGACGCTAACTTGGCGGAGTACATGGATGGTTCTGCACTGTCAGAGCTAACGTCTGATCTGCTGGACGACTTCGACAATGACAAGAATGCCCGTAGAGAATGGGAAGAGACCTATATTGATGGGCTTGACCTGCTTGGGCTGAAGATTGAAGATCGTACCGAGCCGTGGAACGGCGCGTGTGGCGTGTACCACCCCATGCTGACGGAAGCGGCTATCCGGTTCCAGAGTGAGATGATTTCAGAAACCTTCCCTGCACAGGGGCCGGTCAAGGCTAAGATCATTGGAAAGGACGACAAGGAGACTCAGGAAGCAGCGGCGCGGGTGGTAGAGGATATGAACTACCAGCTAACCGAGAAAATGCAGGAGTTTCGGCCTGAGCATGAGAAAATGCTGTGGTCTCTGGCCCTTGCAGGTGCAGCGTTCAAGAAGGTCTACTTCGATCCGGCCTTAGAGCGTCAAGTTTCTATGTTTGTACCGGCTGAAGACCTTGTAATACCCTACGGAGCGTCGGATGCGCGTACCGCAGAGCGCATTACGCATGTCATGCGGAAGACCAAAAATGACATCAAAAAGCTGCAATATGCAGGCTTTTACAGGGATATAGACCTCGGTGAGCCGAACAAAGACCTTGACGACGTACAAGAGCGCAAGGACGAGGCCGACGGGTACAAAGCGACGTACGACACGCGCTACAAATTGTTGGAGATGCTGGTTGAGCTTGACCTAGAAGGGTACGAGGACATCGACGAGGAGACCGGAGAGCCTACGGGCATAGCACTGCCTTATGTGGTGACTATCGAGAAGGGGTCTCAGGAGATTCTGTCTATTCGCCGTAACTGGGACGAGCAGGATACAACCAAGCAAGCCAAACAGCACTTCGTGCAATACACCTACATACCGGGCTTTGGGGCTTACGGATACGGTTTGATCCACCTGATAGGTGGGTTTGCGAAGAGCGCAACGTCTATTGTGCGTCAGTTGATTGATGCAGGCACCCTGAGTAATCTTCCGGGTGGCCTAAAGTCTAGGGGTCTCCGAATCAAAGGCGATGACACACCCATCATGCCGGGAGAATGGAGAGATGTTGATGTTCCAAGCGCCAACATTAAGGATAATATCCTGCCCCTTCCCTATAAAGAGCCGAGCCAAACCCTGTTCACACTGCTACAGAACGTAGTCGAAGAAGGGCGCAGGCTAGCAGCGGTAGCTGATGTTAAGCTGGACGGCATGAACGGCGAAGCGCCAGTGGGAACCACGCTGGCTATCCTAGAGCGCACGTTGAAGGTCATGTCAGCGGTACAGGCGCGGGTGCACTCGTCGATGGAGCAGGAGTTCAAGCTCATCGCGGCACTGATAAAAGACTACACAGCGCCAGCATACGACTACGACCCCAACTACGACGCGAAGCGCACCGCCAAAAAGGAAGATTACGACAAGGTAGACATCATTCCGGTGTCCGACCCGAACGCTAGCACGATGGCGCAGAGGATCATTCAATATCAGGCAGCTATTCAGCTTGCCCAGCAGTCGCCTCAGATATATGACCTGCCTTTGCTGCACCGGCAGATGCTTGAAGTTATGGGTATTAAGGACGCAGACAAAATCGTGAAGGTTGAAGATGACATGCGCCCGACCGACCCTGTTACTGAGAACATGGCGATTTTGAAAGGAAAGCCAGCGAAAGCCTTTATAGAGCAGGATCACGACGCGCATTTGTCTGTACACCAGTCCATGATGCAAGACCCGAAGATTATGGCCGTAATTGGGCAAGACCCGAACGCGGGGGCTATACAATCGGCTATGAGCGCTCACATTATGGAGCACCTCGGGTTCCAGTACAGAAGAGGAATTGAGACTCAGCTTGGTATCGCTATGCCGCCACCTGATGAGAAACTTGATCCGGGTGTAGAAGCGCAGCTAGCCAAGCTGGTAGCTGAGGCCGCGAAACAACTCTTGCAGACTAACCAAGCAGAGCAGCAACAGCAAGAGAATGCTGCGGCGGCCCAAGACCCTGTTATGCAGTTGCAACAGAAAGAACTTGAGCTGAAAGAAAGGGAGCTGACGGACAAGAAGGAGATCGAGTTCAAGAAGCTCGAAAATGCCAAGGAGATTGCGATGATTAACAACGAGGCGAAGCTTCTGCTGCAAGGCGAGGACACCAAGCTGGATGTACTGATGAAAGCTACAGACATAGTGAATGAGCGCATTCAGTCAGACTACGCAGCGCAGCAGGCT